GACCCCCACACAGAACGCCCCGACCGGACAGGCGATGTCTTCGCTGACCGCCGTAGCGTGCCTCGACTGCGGCCAGGACTTCACTCTCGCACGCACCGCCTCGAAGATGCGCTGCTTCTGCGGCTCTGACAACCTCGTCTACGAGGCACTCACGCTCGTTGATGAGATCGAAGCCATGGACAAGGGCTTCGTCGTCTCCCCCTACCCGGTGGGTCCGGCCAACGGTCTCGGTCCCGATCAGCTTCGGGCCATCACTCCGTACTTCCAAGTCGGCCACGTTCTCTCGCATGAGGAGGAGGTGGCCCTCGGCATTGTACCTGAAGGCTCCGACCTCGCTCCTACCTACGCCCTGGTCGCAGTGAAGACCTCTGCCCTCGGTACCTCGGTAGCCGCTGACAACCCCTTCCCGCCGAAGAAGAAGAAGGATGACGACGACAAGGGTGGAGACGACAAGGGCGGCAACGAGACCCATCCGCCCGTCGAAGACCCCGCAGCCGGTGGAGCAGCACCCGCTCCCGCCCCAGGAACCCCACCAGCGACCACAGGTGAGGGTACAGAGGCCCCCGGAGAGGTTCAAGTAGACCCTAACGCTCCTCCGGCCCCAGGCGCCGTACCAGGCCAGGTCGCAGATCCCCTCCTACAGGCCATGGACACCGCCCAGGCTCAGGTGGATGCCGCCGTCGACCAGGCCAACCAGCTAGGTCACGACGCCAAGGAAGTGGCCTACGACGTAGACCAACTCTTCTCCAACTGGCGCTGCCAGAACTGCCAGATCGAAGGAGAGGCCAACATCTCCGACGACGGGCAGACCGATCTTCAGGGCGACCTCTTCGACATGCAGCCGTGCGCAGCCCCGGCCCCCGCCGACCCCAACCAGAACCAGGAAGCACAGCAGCCGCAGCAAGCGCAGCAGAACCAGCTTCCGCAGGGCGCCCCGGCGACCAACGATCAGATCCCGGCCACACAACAGGGCATCCCGAGCCAGACCTCAGCCAAGCGCCCCGGCACTGGCACCGAGTACGTCTGCGGCGACTGCAATACTTGGTTCAAGGGTCACGGCGCTCTCGTGAAGCACCAGCAGTCCTCCGGCCACAAGACTTCCTCGGTCACGGCTTCGGGCAAGACATGCGCCACGTGCCACGGTAGAGGTAAGGATGACTCCAACTCGAAGTGCACCGACTGCAATGGCCAGGGCTATACCTCGACCGGCGAGTCTCTCGACAAGAAGGCCGACACTACCGATCTTCCGCAGGTGCAGGACGACAAGCAGCAAGGCCCCAACCAGCGCAACGTAGCGGACCAGCAGGCCGGTGAGATCGAGGCAGTCACCGCCATGGTCGAGAAGATCCTCGATAGCAATCCGGGCATGAACGTGCAAGCCGCCCGCCGACTGGCCGAACGGACTCTCGCCAAGTTCCCGTCGCTGGCTCCGAAGAATGCTTCCTCTCTGAATGACAAGATGGACTTTGACCATGTTATACAGGTGTTGCCTGGCGGTCAGGTGGTAGACGCTCGTGGCGTCTATGCCCCCGAGTTGAATGATGAGCATGTCGGAGGTGGATGGAGTCTGATGGATGGCTACTCAGGTCAGAGCGGATACTCTGGCCCGATCATGCATTCAAGTGAGTTTATCGGCGGAGGACTAGAGAGAGACATCTTGGCGCAGCCTGGTTACTATGTAACGCTAGTCGCCTACGGAGATTACGACGAAGAGCCTGACGGCTGGGCCGTCGCCTACAAAAGCGCATAATGAGTTCACGAATCCCCGAGGGAGAGCATGTAGCGTATATCGGGGAACCGAGTGACGCTCTCGATGTCGACAACCGAGGTCGAGTCATTCAAGCCGCTGGCACCGGCAGCCATGTGCAATGGTCCTCAGGACCATCTAAGGGACAGATAACACTCGAATCCAACCTCGATCTCGTGAGCATTCGCTCCCGTGGTGGCGACGATGCCCTCGACGGGCCGCTCGTAACCATCGCAGTGCGAGATGTCTACGAGCGGGAGGGGACGACAGGTCTTCTGAACGCCTTGAACCATGACGGCCACTTGGCGTTCTTCGAACCGCTGGCTGTCGAGGCAGTAGCGCTTGTGAGAGATTCGATTAGAAACGATGCTTCCTTTAGGCCAATATTGGCGCAACTGAGTAGCACTGAAGCTCAAGATCTGATATCATTGGCGACTTCCACATTGATTCGAGATGCTTTTGCCGGAGGACCACGGTGAAAGAGATAACTCTAACGAAAGGTCAAGTAGCTCTAGTTGACGACGAGGACTATGAGTTCCTGTCTCAGTGGAAGTGGCACGCCAAGCCAGATCGAGATACTTTTTATGCTGCTCGTAATGCTCAGGATCTGACTAAGCGAAGCGGAAGAGCGACCCTTCGAATGCACCAAGCTATTATGGATGCTCCGTCTTCTATGGAAGTAGACCATCGTAATGGAGACGGGCTTGATAATCGCAAGTCCAATCTTAGAATAGCTACTCATGGAGCCAACCAACAGAATCGTAGCTCTACCTCAGCCAATCGCTCCGGTTTCAAGGGAGTGTCGTGGTTTCCTCCTCAAGCTAGATGGAGGGCTACGATTCAGGCTGATGGTGTATGGAGGTTGCTCGGATACTTCACTGATCCCATCGACGCAGCCCGAGCTTACAACGATGCTGCTCTCGACTTGCACGGTGAGTTCGCAGTTCTGAACGAGGTCTAAGCATGGCCAGGCAGTGCGACCAGTGCCATCGGAAGATGTCGCCGTTCATGCCTCGCAAGAGGAACGAATCGGGCGACCTGCTATGCGAAGGGTGCAGTAATGGACGAGAGGGTAGACCGTTGAGTCGCTCCGCCGAGAGACCTCAGTTGATCCGGGCACAAGCCCACCAGACCGACGACGGTACCGGCTACCTCGTGAAGACTGCTCACGGCAACATGGATGGCGTCACCGTCTTCCACTGCCCCTTCTGCGGCTCGGGACAGGTCGTCAACTCTGGCACCTCCATCGAGTGCACCTTCTGTCACAGCAGCTTCACGGTCCTCGTGCAGCCCCAGTTCCCGATGATGCCTCAGACGGTCGACGGCCAGCCGTACACTCCGGGCCAGCAGCCGGGCAACGATCCCACGACCCCCGCTCCCGCAGCCGCTCCTGGCGGCGAAGACGACGAGGGCTCCTTCGGCGGCGACCAGCTATCCGAGAAGCTCCCCGACGACTCCTCCGGCGATGCAGCCGGTGGTGACGACAGCGGCAACCCGTTCGCCAAGAAGGACGACAGCGACAAGCCCCCGGCGCCGAAGGAATCCTCACTCCGTGTCGAGGCAATCCCTCAGTACCAGCAGAAGGCGCTCGACAAGATCCACGCAGCCCCGCAGCCGACCGCAGCCGACCACGACCGCTACGCAGCCTCCGTCGCCCACAACAAGCGACCGGGCGGTGAGCTTCGAGGCAACGACCACGACCGTCACCGTCGCACCGAGAAGCTCCTCAACGAGTTCGGCAACGGCAAGACGGCCAAGTGCTCGTACTGCGGCACGAAGGTCGACGCATCTTCGATCCAGCACGACAAGATCTACCCGCACAACGGCTACCGCTACAACAACGTCATCCCGGCGTGCCGTCACTGCAACCAGTCTCGTGGCAACGCCGATGTGCACACGTTCATGGAGACGCATCGCCGCAAGGCAGCATCACTTGGAGCCTACATCACAGAGGAGGGTGTCGTGCTATCAGAGGACGAGTACATGGCTCACCTAGCCATCAAGTTCAGCCCGCACAGGGACGAGACTCTCGCTGAGGTCAAGCAGCAGCTTCACGGGCGGTACTAGACATGCCGGAACTGTGGACGCCGGACGGCCCACGTCACGTGCAGAAGGACTCTGAGGTCTTCGGCGCCCTAGCCGACGCCACGGGTCATCAGGACTACAACCAACTCGCCAAGATTGCCCTCGCCAAGGGTAAGCAAGGTGCTGTCGACAACTCGGATGTCGTAGCGGAGATGCGTGCTAACCGCCGCATCACCAAGAACGCAGTGGGCTATAGCGGAGGCGTCGGCACGGGCGGAGTGGGCCAGTTCTCCTTTGCCACCGCACGCCCCCGTGACCCGCTCTTCTACTGGCGCCAGAACAACCTCCCCTACGACGTAGCGAAGGACGAGGAGCTAGAGAAGATCCGAGCCTTCTGCCGTCTGCTCTATATCACGCACCCGGTCATCGCATCGGCCATCGACATCTTCTCGAAGTACCCCCTCATCGGTATGGAGATGACCGGCAAGGACGACGAACTCAACGACTTCTACGGCGACCTGTTCTTCGACCAGTTGGACTACGAGGAGTTCCTCCTTGACGTAGGCCGAGAATACTGGACCGTTGGCGAGGCATGGCCGCTCGGTACTTTCAACGACACGCTCGGCGTGTGGGAGTCCGACGAACTCATCAACCCGGACGACGTTGAGGTCATCCGCTCGCCGTTCCTCAAGGAGCCTCGCTTCAAGATGAAGCTCCCCGAGACCATCCGCAAGATCATCTTGGAGCGTGAGCCGAAGTGGGAGTACGAAGCTCTCATGCGAGTGTACCCGGAGCTTGCGCACTTCAGCCGGGAAGAGTCGAAGATGGATGTCTCCGGCGTCCTCCTCAAGCAGCTAAAGTTCAAGGCCGACTCGTTCCACCCCCGTGGCATCCCGATCCTCATGCGTGGTTTCCGTGCCGTCATTCAGGAAGAGATGCTCAACGCTGCCCAGGACGCCATCGCAGAGCGCCTCTACACGCCGATGATCGTGGCCAAGCTCGGTGCATCCGCCACCGACCTCGGTACCACTCAGCCGTGGGTCCCGAACCAGGGTGACCTCGAAGCCTTCGAGGCTTCCCTCGATGCCGCTCTCGCTGGTGACTTCCGAGTCCTGATCCACCACTTCGCCCTCGACATCTCGCAGGTGTTTGGCAAGGAGGCCATGCCGGACTTCAGCCCGGACTTCGACCGCCTCACCGACCGCCAGCTTCAGGTGTTCGGTCTGTCTCGCACCATGCTCAACGGCGCTGGCCAGGGTGAGACCTACGCTGCCGACGCCCTCAACCGTGACATCGTGACGCAGCTTCTCTCGACGTACCAGCGCAAGGTCCAGCGATTCTGGAAGCAGCGTGCCATGGTCGTGGCCGAGGCGCAGGAGCACTACGACTACGAAGAGCGCAACGGCATAAAATACCCGATAATGGAAGAGATCCTCGAAGTCAACGAGGAGACCGGCGAAGAGCGCATCGTGGAGCAGCCGAAGCTCCTCATCCCCGACCTCACCTTCAAGACGATGAGCCTGGCCGACGAGGACAGCAACCAGCAGTTCATGGAGGCCCTACGTGCATCTGGTGTGCCGATCTCGATGAAGACTCGCTTGGTCAATGTAGACATTGATCTAGACGAAGAGGTCGAGAAGGTCAAGGAGGAACAGATTGAACTTGCGGTAGCTGCTCAAGAAACTCGCAAGGAGACCTACCTGGCCCTCAACGCTGCCGGACTGCCGATCCCCGACGAGTTGAAGGAGGACTTCCAGCCGATCGCACAGACGCAGGGTCCCACCGATGCTGCCGGTCAGCCGGAAGGTCCGCAGGTGCTCCCGTCCCTCGGTCTCGACACTCCCGCCCCGACCGATGCCCTGGCTCCGACCGACGAAGACATCGCAGCCGCCGACGCCGATGGCGAGGCCACTGACGACTCCGACCCGAACTCCTTCGGCGGAGACGACCTGTCGAGCAAGATTCCGTCCGGCGACGACAACACCGACCAGGCCAGCGGTACCACCATCCCGCTCCCGAAGAACCAGCACGCCTCTCGACCACCCGAGAGCGACGAGCAGCGGGGCAAGATGCCGAAGGGATCGAGCCTCTCAACTGGTCCTCGCCACATCGGCGCCCGCAAGTTCAGGGAGCTTGATCGTAACCAACCCCTCTCCGATCAGCTAGAGGCGCCTGTCTGGCCCCACCTAGATCCAACTAAGGAACGTAATGAGACGACAGACAACCTATAGACGCATCGCCGCAGAGCTTCCGCCCATCGGAATCCTGGCCACCACCCGCCGAGGCGAGGTCGGAGAGGTCATCGCTCACGAGGATGGACAAGCTAGGTTGCAGTTCGCTGGCTCTGTCCAAGGTCTCTACGAGGCCGACGAGATCACCTGGCAGGTAGTCGGCGCTCAGACTGAAGGCAAGTGGCAGACCGAAGGTGCTGAGCTTCACCTAGCCGACAGGGACTATCCTGAGCTTCGTGACATCCTCGGCAAGCCCGCTCCCGAGATCGTGCAGCCCGGCAACGAGTGGGGCCGAGTCGCCTCGAAGACGGCAGGCAACCAGTGCAACGAGTGCAAGAAGTGGTACATGGGTCCTATGCAACTCATGGATCACGAAGTCAAGAGCGGCCATCAGACAGAACGCCTATCGGGCGACGATCAGGAGATGGGTCGCAGCCGCACCTCTGCGAAGGCAGAATCCCCAAGACACGAGCAGTACCGAGCATACGACGGTTGCTACGCCGAAGATGGCCAGAAGAGCGAAGTCTGCCCGCACGGCCAGAAGTACCGTGCCTACTCTGGCGAAGCCCTGGACCTCTTCGATGGTCTGGACTACTACCGTCCGCCGCTGCATGAGGACAATGGCACCCATCACCGCCGCAACCTTCAGCAG